AGTACCCGTCCCGCCCAGTGCCGCAGCAGAGAATATCTTGATCGTGATGTCGCAGGCAGAGGAGCCATCGACGTTAGCCGCCACAATGGAGTTGATCTTGAAGACCTTGCCACTTGAGGCAGCGTTGCTTGCCAGCGCAGTTGCAAACGGGTCAGCCGTTGAGCTGATTAAGTTGGTACTGGTGTTACCAACAATGTTGGTGACGTTAACTATGTTGGGGTTAGCCACGGTGGTCTCCTAGAGTCCGAATATGAGTGAAAAAGCGATTGCTTGGCCTTTAGTCGCGCCACTCGCTGCTGGTGCAGTGGAAGCCCAGGATGTTCCGTTACTTGTCAGCACGTTGCCAGCAGTACCAGCGGCGGTTATCCCAGTGCCCCCATTTGCTACCGGAGTGACACTCGCAGCCAGCAAGGTCACAGTACCCGCCGCGTTCTCGCAATACAACTTCATGTCAGTAGTATTTAGAGCCAACTCACCAGCCGCCAGGTCTGCCGCCAAAGGGACAGCCGCAGCGGTGGTCGTGCGATAAAGTTGAATTGGGGTGTAGCCTGATTGTGCCATGTTTGTTACCTCAAATTTTCAAGTTTGTATAAGGTCTTCATATGTGTCGCGGTGAGTTCATCAACAATGTTCTCAAGAGCCGGAACACCCTTACTCAACTTGCTACGGTGTTCATTAAGCCAGATTATGTCGTCGTTAATGGTTTTAGAGATACTTTTCTCTTGCCCCTCAACCGCCCCGATAATCCCAAAAGTACCCTGATACGCCTCAATCAAGCTGTCCAGCTGCTCTATCACGTCTTCGTAATAATGCCCCAGTGCTTTGTGCTCAGCATACGACTTTGTCTTCCAGTGCGCGATATGCGCAGCATTTCTGGCGTGGAACAAACGCTCGATGAGTTTTTCAATCATCAGAATGTGCCCCCGTCCATGTTGCCCCACACAGGAGCGCCCACCCCAGCAGACAACAGCACCTGTCCGGCAGTGCCTGCCGTAGTGAACGCATAAGCGGTGCCTGTTCCGTAAACCGCGCCACCAGCAGTAGCCGTTGCCGTGGTGTTGGTGCCGCCGTTAGCAATCGGCAGGGTGCCGGTCACACCAGTGGCGAGGGGTAGCCCCGTTGCGTTGGTCAAAGTGCCGCTAGAAGGCGTTCCAAGCGCCCCGCCGTTAACAACCAGCGCCCCGGCAGATCCAGTGTTAACGCCCAGTGCAGTAACAACCCCTGTGCCGGTCGTTATTGTGGCAGGAGCCACACCTGCGCCGCCACCAATTACCAGCGCGTTAGCGGTTAGTGCCGCCGAGGTAGCCCAGGTTGACGCAGAACTAAAGTAAGGTACGCCGCCGGAAGTCCCCGCAACGGTAAGAGCCAGGGTGCCGGTTGAGGTGATTGGCGAACCAGCCACCGAGATAATACCGCCGGTAAAGGTCTGGGCAACGCTGGTGACGCCGCCAGGGGCTGGCGTTTGCCAAGTCGCCGCCGTGCCACTAGTCGCCGTTAACACCTGCCCATTGGTTGGCGCGGACGAGGAAGAAACATTCACCACCGTGGTGGCTGAGTTCAGTGCGTTGGTCTTAGCAGCCGTGCCCGTGGTGTCTTGGTTCCACGTGGGTATCGTGCCAGCCAAGTCTGCATAAGCAATACTGACCACACCAACCTGACCGTTAACGCTAGACACTAGGTTAGTCTGGTCAATCTTCTGCCATGTAGCGCCGTTGAAGATAGCCCAGTCACCCACAAGCCAGTCGGTAACGCCATTCAAATTAGTCGAACCCGCTACGGACACAATATAGTAGTAGCCGTTCACACCAACACTAGAAGTGAGTGTAGGCGTGTTGGTCGAGGCATTCCATGACCCCTGGTACGACAACCCGCCGGTGAAGCTGGCAGTAGTGGCGCTTGTGACCACGCCCTTAGCGTTGACCGTCAATACAGGAATTGCACTGGATGAACCATAAGTGTTGGCGGTTACGCCTGAAGCCGGAAGGTCTGCATTCACCAAAGCTCTAAAGGCTGTAGGTGCGGCGGCTCCTGCGGCTGGGCCTGCATAAACAACATTTGCTGCTTGGTCAACAACGAGCAGCGCGGAACCCCACGTTGGTGCTCCAGTTCCTCCAGACACTAACACTTGACCTGAAAGCCCAACAGGACCAACATACAACCCGTCAGCGCCAGACCACATTATTGCCCCAGCCGCCATTACCAGGCTGCGTGCTGTGCCGCCGTGGTCAAGCGTCAGGATGCCGTCTACTTGCGCGTCCAACGTCAAATCTATAGCAGGGTGCTGGTGGTCAGCGCGTGAAATATTGGTAGAAACCCCGGCAACACCCGAGTTGCTCCCCACCAGCGGCAGCGCGCTCGATAGGTTTGCGTTCAGTGTTACGTTAGCGTTTAGGGGGCCACCGCCGTTCATTCCTGTACCCGCAATCACTTGCGTAGCCACGGGCACATAGCCGGACGTTGTCGCAGGGATAGTAGTTGCCGACATTACGCGCCCAGTGGCGTCAACCGTAAAGACGGGAATGTCAGTCGCTGTGCCGTAGGTTCCAGACGTTACGCCAGAAGCCGCAAGCTGCGTAGTACCAATCCCGCCGTTAGCCACGCTCAGCGTCACGTTTGACGTTAGCTGGCCACCACCGGTCAGCCCCGTGCCGGCAATTACCTGGCGGTTGGTAGGAACTCCCGCCACAGCTAGCAAATCACCCACGCGGATCTGGTAGGTGTTGCCCTCGTACACGATCATCATCAACGAGTCTTCGTCGGCTACCGGCGCAACAGGAAGCTGTGTTATTCGCGTTGGGATTAAGTTACTTGGAACATTAGACATTATCAAATCTCCAGGTAACTATCGCCGTCTTCGGTGATAATGAATTCGTCGCCTGCTTCTTGGATTAGGCCAGCGGGGTGCGTGTTAACTGGGGTGTCCGGACGATTGAACGGCAAAACAATTTGATCAGGACGACGCGGCGCAAGGCGGTACGGATCGTACTGGTCTCTATCTTCCTGGCACACCATCAAGCCGGGGTAGTTTGGATCGGGAGACAGCGCTGAAAGAAACATTTTACGCGAGCAACGCCCGCATATGGCGATGCCATACGTCGGTTGTCCACTCGGGTCAAGAAATGCGCTCATGCCGTGTAACACCCTATACCTGGATTAATCTGAATCGGTGACCCGTCATTGTCCCCGTCCCATGCCCGCTGCAAGCTCATACCCGCCTTCGGCTCAAGCATCATCGCTAGCTGGATATCGACCTGGGGAGTTTCGGCGGCAACTTTGGCCGCCAAGCCGTCAACAATCGCATTTAACCAACGCTGCGGAACTTCCACATCTTGCCGCAGGTTTTCGGTGTCCATAATCTGACGATGCCGCCAGAGCACTAACTGAGCCTGCTCAGCTGCCGAGAACGGCGCAGGCCACAGGTTTACCACAGGTTGCGGAAGGTCACGTTGAAAGTAGTAGCTGCTAGGGCGTCCGGGGAACACTTTGTTGCTCTGGTTGACGTAGCTGTCTCGGTTCAACTGTCCAAGCGGGATCTCTTGCGGCATGTTGCCCAGGGTCACCGTAGTGTAGTTAAAAGTAGACGTGGAGGTAATCCTAAAGTACTGGTAAGCCAGTGCTCCGGAGATATCTGTCCACACAATCTCGCCGGCAACTGCGGCAGTTGAAGAAGTTCCCACCGTCACCCACACCGTGCCGTTAGTGCTCACCTGAAAAGTCAGCGGAGTTGACACGCCAGACCACTCTACGCCCACCGTATCTACGGTAGTCTGAGTGGTGAAGTTCACGGTGTATGACATCGCAGCGGTTGTGGTTGCGCCGGTTACTACTTGAAGGGTGCGGTAGTTTAGGTTGAGGACTTCGACCGTGCCGTTGGGCAGGGTAACGATAGGTTGGTTCTCATACATCGGGAGAACCATTTTTTCAATACACCAGCTAGGGGTTTTAACGCTGGCCAGCTCTGATAAAAAGAGGTACAGAGACTCAAGCGCGTAGGTTTGCATTTCGGCGGTAATAGCCTGCGCGGGCAAACGACAGCGCCTGAAGGCGTGGTCTACCACCTTCAGCGCGTTAAACGTCGTTGTGCTCACTGCACCAGAATAGGCCATACTAACCCCAAGTTGTAGTCAGTTGGCAGCTGCTGCAGCACACCTCGTTTGACAAATTATAGCGTGAAGCCGCTAAAATTAAAAGTCACTTCTTTTTAGGCTTAAGAACTTCCCCGCCGTGGGACTTTTTAACGTCAACCCCACAGTTCGCCATCCGTTTTGTAGCAGCGCCGCCACGGGCGTAACCCTTGACGCGGCGCTTGCCGTCGGAAGGAAATGAAAACTCAGAAACGTACTTCAGTGTTTTACTCATAATTCCTCACGCGCTAGCGTAGGTTTTTAGGCATTCAAGCACGATGCTGTACATATCGCCAGAGCTAGCGTCGGAGGTTGTAAACAGCACATCACCAGTTTTACCCGCACCGGCGTTGTTTGGGATGCCACCAAAAGATGAAAGATCCATTAAGTAATTTGAGTTTTGCGGAATCTGCCAGGCAAACACGTCAGTGGTAGCGTCCCAAAGGATGCGCACTTCCATGCCGTGGGTTGTTCCGTAAATTTTATTTATTTTTACGCCGTTGCAAGCCAACCCGAATGAGTTAACCGCCAGCGTAGAGACATCAATTTTGACAACAGCGGTTTCACCCGTGCCGTCAGAAATGTTTGTAAATTTACCAATGAATAAGCGTTCGCCATCAAGAATGATTTGCGATGTGACTGCGTCAGCCATGATTACTCTCCTGTGTCAGCCGGTTCAACTGTTTCCGGTGCGTCTAAGCGACTCACCAACATCTGATATGCAGAAATAGTCGCCTGCAGTTGAATTAAAAAAGTTTCAGCCTTCTTCGATTCAGCCTGCAATTCGGCAATCTCTGTTAACAGAAATTTCTTAGTGATCTGCATTACGCAATCGCGCTTGCAACAACCAAGAAATAATCGGCGCCAGCAATACGTACCTTGATACCGCCAGCCAACGTGCTTGAGCTGGTCGCAGCCGTGAACACGCCGGTTCCCGTAGCAATGTTCATCAGGCGCGTCATTTTACCAGTGCCAGCACCGGAGTCAGTCACGCGGATAAATGCGCTTTCAGCGCCAAGGCTAGTGCCCGATGCGAAGTCAGTATCAAGCTGCAGAGCAGCCAGTGTCCCGCCCGGAGACGCAACAGACGCACCAATGGTCGCCCGAAGCGCGTTTGCAGCGCCGGAGATTGTGCCGCCAGTTAACACTGCTGCGGAGATGTGTGCGCCGTTAACAGTGCCGCCAGTTGCAGCATTTGCACCCGTTACACGAGTCAAAGCACGCAGCGTCTCACCAGAGCCTGTTGAGGTCAGGGTAAGACGATTGTAGCTCAGGCGTGTGTCGCCAGTTGTAGCAGAACTGGTAGCGTATGAACTATTAATATTTGTTGCTGTGGTCACGGTGATTGGGGCAGATGCTGTGCCGCCGACGAAACCATTCAGCGAGTTAACTGGGCCGGTAAAAGTTGTGTTAGCCATTTTAAATTCCTCTCATGCGAGTTAAGTGGGTATCTGTCTGCATGACGTCAGCCGGGGCTGTCAGATACGCCGGGTTTTCCCGGAAAAACAAAGAGGGGAGGTTATGCCTCCCCTCTTCTTATTACCTACACGCCAGCCGTACCAAACACGCCACGCGGGTCAGTCCAACCCACAGTGTAACGCTCGGTTGCCTTGTAACGCATTGAGTCAGTCTCGAAGTCGCCTTCCATAGACTTTTCCAATCCGCGACGCATCATCAGCTTCAAGCCTTCAGGCGCATCAGTCTGCACCCACCATGCGGTGGATGAGGTGATACGTGACAGGTTGGCTTGGCCTTCAGCCAACAGACCCATGCTCTTAACAGGGTTGATGTCGTTGTCAGCAGTGCCAGTACGCAACACGCTCTTCAACAGAACTTCAGCCTGGAACACGTTAGAAGGACCAGCAACGATCTTCTTAGGTGTCAAGCGGATACGCTTGCCGTTGTTGTCAACAGCGTTGCGGATCTGGATGAGGATCTGTTCAAGCGAGGTTTGCGACAAGTTAGCCGCTGTGCTCAGCTGGTTGCTGAAAGTGCCGCTAACAATCGGATGCGCAGTGCTGACCAGCGATACGCCGTCACCACCAA